ATGCAGGAGGGGGGTCATTTTCGCGAGACCCCTCCCCCCTACCTTCAAATCCCCTCACACTCTGACTAAGAAGACTCGGAACCTACTTCAACCTTTCGGTAGATGCCGAGAACATTCTCAGTTACAATCTCATCAATCGCATCTTCAATCGCAAGACTCTGATCGGCTTCAGACAATTCATCTGAAGTCTTGACGATCCTTGCCAGGAAGCTAGGTGTGTTGTAACCAGCAGCCCTATCAAACTGATACCACTCATCAAACTGAGTGAAAGGATTGAATGGGTTGTCCACTGTTGTTAGCATGTGTTCTGCCATGTGTCCTCCTTACTCAGCAAGGCTGGTCTTAAGAGTGGTCAGTGATACACCAAGAGCCTCAGCTACCTCAGCCTGGGTGTAGCCTGAGTTAATCATGGCTGCTGCTCTTTGTTTCTTAGCAGTAGTCATGGTTAAGTGAACTTTTGGTGTTGCAAGCTGCTTGACTACGTCAAGATCTGAGTTGTTCAGAATCTGACTTAGTTTGTTACTACTGATTGCACCTGCCTGGATGGCTGCCCACTCGGCACTTGTAATCTCTATGCGTTGTTTAGAGGCACCGGTTCTGATGCGGGCCTCGGTCAGTGCTAATCCTTTGATCTTCTTGAGTTCAGAAGCTTCCATTTCAGGGTTAGCTTGCCGCTTTTGGGAGACTATGGCGTTTGCTAGGAGCTGGGCGTTTCTTTCTAGGGGTGCGTTTCTAAGGGCGAGGTTCAACTTGGCGTTGAGGGAGGCCACTTCATTTGAGTAGGCGGTCTTTGCAGAAGGTGACCAGGCAGCATCCTTTGTGTTGACCTGTGCTTTCCTTGCTTCATTGGCCAGACTCTTCAGCTTGTTAGAGTGATCTGCATACACCTTCTCAATAGGGGTACCTGAAGAGAGGGTGCTTGCGTCATTGGTCTCTGCTAGCTTAGTAGATCTGACTGTCTTGAACACAGTCCTACCTTTAGCATCAACAAAGTTTTCACCTGTGTTGACAAAGACTTTCTTTCCTGTAGTGGGGTCAATCGCTCCACCTTCTCGAGCAGATCGGACCTTCCTATCAAGGACGTCTTGTCTAGAGGTGGCCTTTGAGATCAGGGTCGAAGCGCCGCCTTGCTTTCTACCCTGATACTTCTGCATCAACTGAGAGATGCCGTTATCAATGGCCGACTGTTTGTAGTTCAGGTTGTGCTTCTCTGCATCGATGACAACCATGGAGTGCCGAACTGCTCGAGCAAGCTCGGCTGAGTTAGCTCCTTGAATTGTCATGTCTGTAATCAGATTCGAAACCAACCCCATTTGAGTACCCTTAGTTCGAGCACTCATCTTAGGCATACCCTCATAGCCAGGATAGGAGGCCTTAGGATCGAACCCTTTCAGACCAGCCAAAGCAGGTGTTGTCTTGACATGACCCTTGTCGTTGGGGATAACAAGAACTGTGTCGCCGTCGAAGTCTGCTCCGGACAGACGTTCAGCTACCTTACTGTGAATACCTACTGCGTCCTTGGCATTGCCCAGGATCTTGCGCGCCTCAGGATGCCGGTTGTTTACCGTGAGTTCCGGGATCTCAAAGATGCCACCATGAGGATAGCGAACCAGCGCAACTCGTTCGCCATTCTTGTAATTAGGCGCATAGATCTCAGTGTCCTTCATGGTGTTGATCGGAAGGATGACATGAGACATCTGTCGAGGAAGTGCAGCTGCCTTCAAGTGCACAGCTGAGGAGTCAGCACTATCTGCAAATCCCTCAAGCAACTTCTTCTTGACCGTGGGGTTGGTCAAGGCCATGATCTCGTCGAGCTCTGCCCGCTTACGTTCGAATGTCATGTTCAGCTGAGTCTTAGCTAGAGAAGGACTCTGCTTAGACAACATCTGAGAAGATAGATTGCGAGACCAGGTGTCCCAGTTACCTTCCTCATTGACAACGTTCATCACTGAAGTCAGTTTAGTGAGGTTACCCTTTGCGTCCCGTTCACCCAACTGACGAACGACAGCACCGAATGGGCTATCAGGATCATCAGTCATCTTCTTCATGGCGTCGAGCTTGTTGCCTGTATTGCTCTTGTTCGTGTTAAACATGAGATCCACCCCTGCAGGCAGATCATCCTTGTACATCGCCATGCCCTTGAGGTAGTGCGTACCATCAACAGCGATTCGCACCTGTGCATAGCGTCCGCCACCCAGAGAAAGATCTGCTTTTCCTGGTCGCACGTAGATGACGCCATCAGCATCTGCGCCACCTTGCTCAGCATACCGAACAGCGACACGCTTGGAGGCGATAGACAAAGGAGGCAGAATCCCGGACCACGAACGACCGCCATCGTCGGAGTAACCAGAGATCTGATGAATCTTATCTTTGTTGGAAGCGATGTCTCGGTACGTAGTTCCAGGAGGAGCTAGAACTTTGACCAACGTTTTGTTGTTGGTGCCCAGCTGATCTACCTGAATCGTGTGGACTTCGTACCCTTGTTCACGGAGAAGCGCGACGGCCACAGCGAGCTTCGTACTGCTGATACCGATGTGGTGTTCCACACCAGTACCGATGTCAATGAAACCCTTTTTTGCCACCTGATCCTTGAGCATCGCCGACGTAGTTGCGAGAACGTCAGCTTTGTCTTTCTGACCCGGAGCAAGCAAAGCTCGAACCGAAGACTCGTTGATGCCCATGCGTTGACCAATGGCAAGGTTTGAATAGCCCTTGTCCTTGAGACGCTGAGCCATCGCAATGTCAGCCTGCTTCTGCTCAGTCTTAGCAATCGACTTAGCAGCCCGAAGCATCGTGGTTGTGAACGGATGTTCTGGAGTGCTGAAACCTTTGCAGATCTCGGCTTCACTCATTCCCTGCTTTCGAAGATTCTCGATAGTGTCAAGGAATGTGCGATTACGCTCGCTCTGAGTCTCACCTGAACCCCATGGGTAACGCCCAGACTTCCGGAGAATCCCATAGTGAGCAAGATACGCGGACTCATCAATGATCACAGGGCCTCCATCCTTAGTGCGTTGATCCGCTTGTCGAGGGTGATGATCTTGTCCATGACGTGAAAGATCTCGTCCACCTCAGGGACAAGAACCTGAACCTTATCGCCTTGATAGATTCGAAGCTCCATCTCGATGTCCATGGGACGGAACCGATACTCGAGACAGAAGATCGCAGCATAGATCTTGAGCTGCTCCATCGAAGGCCGGCTGGTTCCAGTTTTGAGATCGTGGATCCTCAGCTTGTTTCGCTTGAACCCGCACGTGTCCGCGGTGCCGAAACAATTGTCCGAGTAGTACAAGATTTGTTCGGACGTCATGCGGTAGCCAATGGCGTCGTTGACGTAGAGATTGAGAGTCTTCTCAGCCTCAGGCAGCTTGACGCCGAGACGAATCAGCTGATGCGCCAGAGCATGGAGCTCAGTACCACGCTGCGCTGCGACACTAGCGAAGAAGACACGCTGCATCTTTTCTTCGTCGTAGTTCACCCAATGGTAGTTACTTGGGCTGAGCAGGGCGTGCTTGTTCGCTATCTGCTGAGGCGAATATTTGGTGAAGTCCACGAAAAACTTCTTCCTCATTTGAAGGGTAGATGAAGACCGCGAAAGACATCACATTGAGCAAGTTGACGTAGTACCGTTGGTTCGGCTGCTCTGATGCGTTTTTCGAGTTCTTCACTTCAAGCATTGCCCACTTGTCTCTGAGAAAGATCGATAGATCCGGAACTCCCGGCATGTATCCCGAGTCGTTCTTCAAAATGAAGCAACCAGGGAACTCATGGCGAAGTCTCACGATCAAATGAGACTGATAAACGCTTTCTCTCATCGATCCTCCTTCCTAAATTGAGAGGCGTATTCTACTCCTTCTATTATAAGCTGCGATTATTGTACTAGATAATATTACTTTTCACGTAAGAACCTAAATGACCATCCTGTGGGTAGTGTGTACACATTTCGATTAAGAGCAGACAATACTATCTGAGTGTAAAGCAGCCCATACTTAACCGAAGGAATTCGAAGATGATCAAATGCCTCCTTAGTTTGAATGACTTCCAAAGGATCGTTGGCTAGACGAAAATTCAAGAAATCGAATTGCTGATGGTATTTGATAGCGAACCATCTGGGACGCCACATCAGATTCTCTGCGTGACAATTTGTTCGATTCCCATCAAGATGAATCGGTGTATTGAACACCTCAGCGTCGTACTGGTTCAGCACATGAGCTCTTGCTACCAGAAGCCCGACCGCTTTAGTATACCCACGACCGTTTCTAGAGATGGTCACCATAGAAACACCTTGTTGGTTCTGAGTTTGTTTTCTGAGGCAATCGGTTTTCAAGTTAACTACATCGCCATAGTTGCTAACCGCATAGTGAGGGAAATCTTCGATATTTTCCCAACGCTCTTGCATTCGAACCCCTCGCCATGGATCTGCCAAAAAGCCAAATCTGAAACGCAAAACTTTTTAAATCTCGATACTTAATATTAGGTACATAATATTAACTTTGATTACTAGGGAAAGTTTTAGTCTAGGATTTGGCTTTTTGGCAGATTTAATGTCCGTTTTATCCTAGTTGATCCCAAACTATCCCACTTTGCCCCCGACTAGTACCTATTTGCCCCGATTCGTCCTGAAATGGCCCTCGTTAAAGCTCCTTTTGTTCGCCAAGCATCTCGAGATGGCTTGATCGATCAACGAGTCCGATTTCAAAACGTAGTAGTGAAGATCGGTGTACAACGTATTTAGCCGGTCGATTCGTCCGAAGGCTTGGTGCCAGTTCTTGTACGAATACGGCAAACTGTAGAACAAAGTGGTGTCAGTCTCGACACAGTTCCACCCTTCGGACCCAGCTTGATACTGCACAAGGTACAGCCACTTCTCACAAATTGGGATGGCCTGATGATAATGACCATTCCATTCCGCAAGCGGGACAAGAGTCCCCAGGGATCGGAGCAATTCCAGCTCGTAGTCGAAGTTGTAGAAAACAATTATACGGTTGTGTTCCGCCATAAGAGTTTTCACAGCACGCAGCCTCGATGCATCCGAGTTCGCAACCTTCCGCATTACCGAGAACAATTCGGCCACATCTCGTAGTGGCCGGTCCTCGTACGGATTCCACCGGGTCTTCACCACCTTCTCGAAGAGTTCTTTGTCATAGTCCACCAACACGTCATGCACATGCCGCACCGTATGCGATTGGTAAGGCATCTCAACCAAGAGCTGGTTCCGCAGCCTTACAAGTCTTCCGACGTTGGTGTATCGGTCAACTTTGGGGAATTTGGAGTAGGTGTTGTAGACGACGTGCTCTCGCTTGAATTCTGTTCGGTTCTTGTAGAACCCATTCGCGACGAAGACTGGGATGTAGTCCAGCCAGGTGTCACCAGGGGTTGCACTGAGTAGTATCCATCGATTACTCTGAGCAATCCGGATGAATACTGAACTCCACTCCCCGCTACCAACCAGCCGCTGCTCATCGAAGATGAAGAAGGCTCCTTTGACGTCTCGGTATCGTCCGATGTTGTTCCAGGAGTCGACGGTGAGAGCTCCGGCGAGGGTTGCGTTGAGATGTTTTCCGATTCCGAACTTGGCGAACTCTTTCTCCCAATCGAGAGAATCGCGTTTCTTAGCTGTTGTGATAACATAAACATCAGCGTCTGCTTCCTTCTTCATGTAGTACGCAGCTGCCGTAAGTGACTTACCTGTCCCCACACCACCCCACAAGATCTTACCGTTGTCGAGATCTTCAACGGCTTGTTTCTGGTGGGGGTACAAATTGACTACCACGTTCCTCCTCTCAGGCAAAAACAGAACGCCTTGTTAGAGCGTTCTGTCTCTTGTTAGTCGATCCGGAAGAAAGTGGTCTTTCCACCCTGATACTTGGGATAGATGTCGTACACCATAGCGAGCTCCGCGTAGGTCATCACGAAGTTCACCTGCATGCGGTTCGTGTCGTGGACGAAGTAGTACAAGTCGTTTTCGTACGGCTTGAAATCTTCGACCTGGAATCGATCTGCATCACCAGGGTAGGCTTCTTGAATCTGCGGGAGGTTCTCCTTGGTGTACTCGATTGCTCGTACCATTGTGGGTCCTTTCGTAGGGGTCTCATTATAGGGCATGTTTCTTATGCGAGCAAAAACATAGGCGAAGTGGGAGCCCCGAAGGACCCCCACTCATCACCGTGCGACCGTGAAGTCTGTCAACGCTCGCCAGGCCCCGTCGATCAGCAAAGTCTTCCGATTGGCCGGCCCGTCCGAGATGTACAGGAAGCCCAGCCTGGACCCAGGCCTCGAGGGCTTCAGCTCGACATGTAGAGTCACGTGGTGGTCGGAGTCGTAGCCGATCACATACTGAACCTTCCTGCTAGCTGAGGGCTCGTTGTGTTCTCCGTACTCACCCGTCGTGTTATCTCGAGCAGACGTTAGGAGCTCGATCGGCTCGAATCCCTCCTCGACGCACCCGTAGATGGTGACGTAGCGCTTTCCCCCGAGATTCGGCTTGTCCGGAGGGACCTCGCTGGGGTCACACTCCAAGGGCTTTCCAGCTGTGGTTTTGGCGGGGGCAGGAAAGGGGTCTTCCTTCGTCGGTCCCTCCGGTTCGCAGGCCAGTCCGGTCAAGAGGGCGAACACAGCCAACGCGATGATGATCCAGTTACGCATCTAGAATCTCTCTAGGGGGTTTGACCATTGTTCGCCCAAGACCAGGCGATGATGAAGACGACCGCGACGATCGCAAGGAACCAACTGAGACCTCGCATCAGTCGCGCTCTTGCAGCTTGTTTCGAAGGTAGGGCTCTCCGGGCGCACAGTTTCGGTTCCGACACAAATTGCCGTCGGGGCAGTATTCATCGTGCTTCGCCTGGATGTTTTCCGGATACTTCGCGTCGTACTCCAGCGTCTCGACCGCGGTGGCGTTCGGAGGGAAGTATTCCCGCATATCGGCCGTTTCAGACGGATCGAACTCCGGAAGGATCGGAACCGTCTCGAATCCCAGACCCTGCTCCGCCGGCGGCATGGTGTGCTTCTTGACGAACCAGGCCATGTATCGAGGGACGTCCATCTTCCGCTTGCTGCCGTCGTCGTAGATCGCGATGAACGAGACCGCGTTGGGGAGGACCTGCAGCTCCGAGACGAATGACCACCGGTTGTACTTCAGCGCGCCGTTCATCGCTCGAGCGTTCAGTGGCTTCATCATGTCCTCGCGGAAGTCGGGGGCCTCGATCAAGACCTCCATGCCGTTCCGCAACTTGGTGCCGTCGAACAAGAGGTCCTCGTTTTCGGCGTCCATCACGTAGTACTTGTCGACGAACAAGGAATCCCAGGGCTCTTCGGACATTTGTTTCTCCCTACTCGATTTTAAGAGGTCCGACACCTCTAGGAAAGAGCCAGAACATGCCGCTCTGACCCAAACCTACAAACGTCAGACGTCGACGACGGGTGCGAGTTCCGCGACAGCCTTGTTGGCCCACATGGCCGAGGTCTCGAGCTCGGTGCGAGCCACCGCTTTCGCCCGTCCGTTCGGGAGTGCTTCCTGCAGGAACAGGTCCATCTCGACGAAGCGAGCACGAACCTCCTGGTGCAGGGGCATCGTCACGTCGGTACCCTTGTGGAAACCGAAGCGCTGACGACTCTCTTCGCGGTCGGGCATTTCTCCAAGACCCATTGGTCCTCCTTGATAGATCGACAGAGGCCTTATCACCTCTAGGAAAAGACAGGTCCCCGTAACCCTGTCTAAACCTACAAACGTCGGAACTAGGCGAAGCGATCCGTGCCGGCCGGAACCAGGTTAGAATCGAAGATCGACGTGGGCTTTTCCACTGCTTCGAAGCTCTCGAGGAACGCTTTCTCCGTGTAGATCTTGTAGCTCGTACCGACCTGCAGGATCCGGTCGCCCACGAAGCCCTTGGTCTGACGGTCGTTCAGGGGCCGGAGAACCTCGACCCGGATGAACTTGACCGGCTTCTTTCCGGGAGTCGTGGGCTTAGTCTGCTGGACCTCGCCCCCGCACCACGCAGCCACCTCGACCAGGTTGGCGTCGGTGATCTGGATGACGTCCACCGGGAAGGACTTCCGGATGAACTTCTCGACCTTCAGCATCTAATGCCTCTCTCGGAACAGGATGCCCTTGTTCTGCATGTCGTTAATCGCGTTGAGCGCCTCGGTCTCGGTCATGCCGTACTGCATGAGGCTTTCCCGGACCTTGAGGAGGGTGTTCTCGTCCGAGAAGAATTGATCTGTGACGTCGTCCGGATGCTTCTTGCCGGTCAGGAAGTCTTCTCGGGTGTACCTCGAGACCTCTTCCCCGGCCTCCTCTTCGACCTCGGTCTTCTCGTAGTGGTTCACCGACAGAGAGAAGTCGAAGTTCAGCTGAGACAAGCCCTTCGCAAGCTGAGACAAGCTGTGATAGCCCGCCGCAGCTTCGATGTCGCTCCGGGGCATGACGGTCAACGAAAAGACCTTCTGCATCAGTGCCACTCTCCTTCGAGCACTCGTGGATCCTGTTCTGGTCCGGCTTCCAGTTCCAGCCGGCTGGGCGCTGCGCCGATCTCGGGCACGTCGGCGTACTTGAGATCGAGGTAGTCTTCCTCGACTGTGAGGAACATCGACTTCAGGTAGGCCTTGATGCCCGACTTCCCACCGACCGCCCACGTGTACGGGCGGATGATCAGGTCGACCTTCTTGATGTCGACGAAGTCGAAGAGCTCGAGCTCCTCCTCGGTCAGATCGGTACGACCCTTGGAAGTGACCATGACTAGCTTCGGGGGTCGGAACTTGAAGCCCACCGAGACCTGAACATAGGGTCTGTCGGGGTCACCCTCCTCTCGAGACCGGAGGGCCTTGATGTTCCAGCCGTCGCGGAGCATGTCTTCGGCAGCGCCTTCGTCGAGAAGCACGCAGAAGTTTCGATCTCCCTCTGCGTTGTACTTCCCCTCCTTGCCGGCGAAGTTCCGGAAGACCAGCTGTGCATCTTCAATGATGAGCGAACCGCTCATTTCTTCTCCTCGATCACGCAAGCTTCGGTATGGGCCAGAGGCTCTCTGCTTCCGAGATCAATCGGTCCAAGAGACAGAGAGCCTTCAGCCTCCGAGAAGCCCAGTCGATCAGCCATTTCGTGACTGGTGAAATGAGCTTCTACGGATCCGTTCGATTTTACGGTTGCGTTCCCGACAACGACACGTTCGCCGTCAATGTGCACAACCAGGGGTACGATCTTGCTCATCTTAACCCTTCTTGGGTTTGATTCCCTTGGTGCAGGGCTGAATGAGGTTAGCCATGTGGTGACACTGGCATGCCCCACAAGTCCAACACCCCCAAGGAACATCTGAGAAACTTCGCATGCTGTGGCTCTCGTGAATCTGCGGATCCTTCTCAGTCATCAGATTCCCTCGTACCTGCGCCTGAATTCCCGCTCACGCATGACGTCGAACTCCCCACCCATGCTCTTGACCACGAAGTCGCCCTCGCTGGCGCGCTTCACCCCATCGAGGGTGGGGATGTTCAAGGCCACGAATCGTCTGAGTGAATTGACCGGGTCGATCTCCTCGACCACCCGGCCGCCAGTCCACGTTGCTGCCCGTTCTACCGTCTCAGGAGTCAGTTGAATGGCCTCGACTGAGACGGGGATCAGTCGATACCGACTCGGCATTACCGCGTCGGCCATTCGCCATCGGTAACACAGAGGTTGCCGACCTTCAGGTAGGCGTCGATGTACGCCTCCTTCTTGTCGCCGTTGTAGGTGACCTCGTAGTACATCTTGTCGGGAAGGGTGCTGCTGACCAGCGCCTTCCAGTTCTGCAGCGTCTTGGAGAACCAGACGATGTACACGCTGAAGTCGGGCGTCGGGTCGGTCTTCTCGAGGTGCTCGAGAACGTACGCCTGAACCAGGTTACGAGCCCGATCCATGTACGACTCGACCACGTCGGTTCCGTAGTTGTGATCCACGTCTTCTCCTTTGCAGATGCATTGACGGACGAGATATTCGCATGCGTTGCAGCGTCGATTCATGGCATCATCTCGGTGCGTCTTTGCTCCACATTTCTCACAACTCATACGAATATCCCTCCTTAGTTGATGAACTCCTCGAAGTCCCCGAACTTCTCGATGGTCTTGATTGCGGTATCAACGAGGTCCTCGAAGTACCGCATGTCGATCGCTTCCTCGGATAGATCCTTAGCGATGTCCGCCTCAGCCCACAGATATCCCTTGGTGCCGGACACTGCGTAGGACTTCCCGTCCTTGACGCGCCAGAGTGTTCCCCCTCCGAAACCCTCTTTCACGGGGACAAACCGTCCGGTGCGGCCGACGAAGGTCATCGACTCCCAATCATCCTTGTCCTTCGAGTGAATGAAGTCCAAATACATAGCCCCCTGAGTAACCTGCTTAGTCTCACACAAGTCATTGAACTCGATAGGAGCCTGACGATTGAGAAGCTTCTTGAACACGTACGGATGCTGGAATTGAGCTCCCACCGCAACCCAATGCGGGGTAAGGCAGTCCTCCTCTTTGGCGATGTATACCGCGTCGTTTACGAGGCAGAACTTGTCGTACGTAGCCTCGTGTTCGAATGTGTATCCGTACTTCTCACCGAACTGCTTGACTTCTTCGATGATCTCCGGTGTAGCACCAGGAATTTTCACCGAGTCAGTCTTGATGTGGGCGACCGTGAAGCCCCTCTCCTGCAGGAAATGCTTCAGATCGATCATGAACAAAGCGCCGCGCTTGGCAACGATGTTGTCCACGTTCCGGACATCCCTGAAGGCGTTATCGAACTTCGCCGAGGTCAGACCGTAAACGATGTTGATGACGATCTTGAGAGCATCCGAAAGGCCGCGAAGGTCACTCTCAGTACCGCCAAGATACTTAGTGAGCTTACCTCCAAGGAGATCTTTCGCCTCGTCGTAATGCTTGCCCTTAATTGCCAGACGGGCAAGTACAAGTTCTTCGAAGGCTCGAGTGTACTTACCAAAGAGGTCGAGTTGGCGTATACTAGTCGGATGCATAGACGCCACGTCCAGAAGCGCCACATCTGAATAGATCCCAGGTTCAGCGTATACGTATCCGCCTTCACCGGTGACCTCGCCTCGATACGTACTGACACCACGCTCATATATGTACCCCGGGAATTCTTTGCTGAGATCGGTATAAACGAAATCACTACGGGGGTTTCTGTCTTCGCCGAAGATGATCTTGGCAGTGTGCTTCTGGGTCGTGTCGTTGATCGACAGACCGCTGAGCTCTGCAAGGATCTGACGCGCCACGAAGTCTGCATGCCGAGCCTCGAAGGTTGCTTCGGTGGCTAGAACATCATTGACGCAGTACTCTTCGACCTTCTTCCAGAGCTTCTTGTCGACTGGAAGATCCCATGGCAAATCGAGTTCGACGTGGGGAATACCCAACTCGATCTGGAACTTCTTCAGCCCCTGCTTCTTCGAGCTGAAGTCGTAGATGTCTGCGTAAGAGAGGTTGTAGGCCTCCCCGAACAGAGCTCCCGACTTGTCGTCGATGATCTTCTTCGAGAGCTTGTAGAGCGACTCGTTATCATAACCGAGATACGCTGCGTACAAGATGTGGTTGTCGTACCGGCGGTTGTTGAAGCCGATCAGCTTGAGCTTGAACAGGCCCTCGACGTCCTGCGCACTGGGGTTGATCATGCGCACGACAGTCGGACTACCTTGGTACTTCCAGCAGATGACAAAGAGATTTGGGTAAACCTCGATGTCGAAGAAGACCAACGGATCGTCCTTGGGCGGAGGAGTCGTGTCGTTCGGATCCTTTTTGGCGTATGGGAAGGGCTCCATCCCAGCCATACAGATCTCGTCGTCCGATTTGAACCGCATCTTCTGAACGACCTTGAGGGCCATCAACGGCTGGTGAGAACTGTTGTTGGCAAACGCGATCGTCTTGTTCTTCAAGTCGGTCACGTCGTACTTCATCCCCGACAGATATGCATCCTCGAGGATCTTGTAGATGAAATCGATCGAAGGCTTGGTACCCGGATGGATTTCCTTTCGGAAGTTCCTAGCGATGAGTTCCCGGAGCCCCCTCTCGCTCTGGATCGTCGACGCTTCGAGCACCTTCTTCTCCTTGATCGGGAGTCCACTGTTGATTTCTGCTATCGGTACGTTATTACATCTAGTAAGGCGACGGCGGAGCGAACTGGCACCTGTGAATACCTTGATCTCGATTCCGTCAGAGTAATCTGAACGAAGTTCGGACGGTTCTCCACCGGTGTAATTGTAATGGAGATGGACTCCAGCGCCGCTTTTGCTAAGCTCGGCATAAGTGGCTGGCCACTCGCTAGCCGCACCCAGATTTCGTTCAAGAGATCTTCCACCGGCATCGTCCTTGAGATCGAAGTCGACTACGATGTGATTTTCGGGGACTCTTACGTAGTGAAGATCTGTGGATACGATCTCACCCAGAGTTGTTTTGACATCCGACCACCGCTTCTGCGGAGTGCCATCCTCTTTGGCCGGCTGAGCAGGTTGATTCGCATACTCCAGGTCGAAGATGGACGTTGTTTCGTCCATAACCAAAGAGAACGCTGTCGCTGGCTCAGATATGGGTGCCTTAAACGGATGCGCAGTGAAACCGGAGTAGTAGCTTCGAGTGATGACGCCGTCCACGGTAGTTCGGTCAGAAAACTCTTTGAAGTAATTCCGGAGTTCCTCACGAACCTTGTACTGAGGTAGAGGGCGCTCGATCCCTGTATCACTGCAGAACTCCTTGTACAGTGCGTAGGCTTGCTTGAGGGTCGTTCCGTCCTGCTCCTTGAACACGTCGTAGTTAGCCTCGATGAAGTTGAAGAAGATGTCTGTCTGCAGCATCATCTCGAGGGGTCGATATGTGTTGTAGAAGTTCTTCCCCATTTTCCGATAGATCTCGAGGCAGTGGTAAGCGATTGCTCCCAACTCGAAATCTATTCTGGCCATCAACGCGTGGTAGTGATTTGGAGCTAATTTGACTCCGGTTGGGTGGACATCGATCAGACGTCTGATGATGCCCGACTTCGCATCTGAGATCTTGACGGGCTGGTTTGTGCCCATCAACAAGAGAGCGTTTGCTTTGCCGGTATAACTGGCCTTGTACTTCTCGTTGAACGTCATCTCCTCGTGAGAAATGATTGAGTTCAACTTGGTGTTGTCGTCGATCTTCGACAAGTCTCCATCGTGTTGGATCGCAACAAGAGGGTTAGACTTGAAGACCTCGGTCGAGAAGGCGTTGCCGTTGGCGCCAAGAGCTTTTGCTTCGAAGGTGGTTGTATAACCGTCGAAGAGTTTCTGGATGATGTTCAGGACGGTGGACTTACCTGTTCCCGCCGGCCCGTACAACACCAAGAATTTCTGGATCTTCTTCGAGTCCCCCGAGATAACTGCGCCGATGGCCCATTCGATCTTCGCCCGTTCTTCTGGTGCGTAGAGGGTACCGACGAGTTCATCCCAAGCGCTGATATCTCCGGAGGATAGGTTATATGGAAGCCGCCGACTGACGTAGTCGTTCTTCTTGACTTCGGTGTTTGCGAATGTCAAGGTCTCGTCTAGCTGGTGACTGTTATCACTGATTTGACCAATGAACTTACGGAACTGATTCCAACCATTGGTGTTGAACGATCGCATGTATTTCACGTTCGAGTCTAGGCCACTTTTTTGGGCGTACTCACGCAGTTCGTGGTCCACAAGACGCTGTACATCGTACTCGTCCCGAGACCACAAACCTTGTGTGTCATCCCAAATTGCGTAGAATGACCGACCTCGAACCATCAGATCCTTTGAGCGACCCACCACGAAATCTGGGTACACCTCAAAGGTTCCACCTTTGGCCTCTCGAGTGGAGACCTGGAAGAAATCCATCTACCCTCCTTTCCTGCTAGTAGTCGCGCTCCAGGAGGTATGCGCTCAACTGGTACCAGATCTCGACTTGTCGTTGATCCTTTTGGGGATCCTTGAGTGGAAACAGACCGCCAGTGCCATCAGGAGAATATGTCCGCCAAATGACTTGGTCAAGACAGTCGTCGATCCTCTTTCTCGGAAGGGTCTTGTTGTCCGTGCACCGATTCAAACCAAGATTCTTGACGAGATGCCAGAACCAAGTTTGCGGCCGACCTTCGGCTTCGAATGCTAGACGCCGAGACACTCCGATGAGCATCTCGAGCATCGAGCATCCGAACATCGCCCAGTCTTCTCCAGCAACATGAAACCTCATGTCGTCGAAGAATTCGATCCTTAGGTCTCGGCCATCCTCTGCTCGGTTGTCATCATTGGGAATGATCCAGACAAACTCTTTCTTGTAGAGCTGCCTCAACAATTCCCAGTAAGTTTTTGATGGATTTGTTTCTTCAACCGAACTGACCTGACCGCAGAGCCACGTGAAATAAGTCTCATCAAGTGGCTCGCCCATTAGTCGCTCCGGAGCCCAGCGACTTCTTCTCCGTACTTACCTTCGCTGCGGAGGATCTCGAAGTCACGCTCGAGCGAGTCGTTCCGAACGTAGACGACGTTCTTATCCCCGGATCGGTATCCGAATCGGAGACAGTCCAGGCCGACGGTCATGTTGACGTTCTCAACGACCTGGTCCTGCTGATCCGCGAGAACATCGTCGCCGGCGTAGAACGTCAGAGTGTCCTGGGTGTACTCCGGCTCGTTCTCGAGGAATTCTTCCTTGCTGACGATGTACGGAGCCTCTTCGGTGCGGTTCCGCTTCTCCTTCTCGAAGTCGACCTCTTCCTCAGCGTCAATCTTCTGGAAGACGTTCGCGATGACTTCCTGCACCGAAGGCTTGGTCACCACGCCGGGGTGGTACTTGTTAACGCCCTGATAATTGTGCAGAGCCTCGACCGCCTCGTCCATGAGAGGTGCCGGCGCCGTGACACCCAGCAACTTGTCGACAGCTGCCGCTGGCGTTGCGAAATCGCCCTTCTTGTGCAGGGCGCTGTAGAACTTCTTGGCCTCGGCGATCTCCCGCTTCACCAGCTCGTCGTACTGCTTCTCGAGCTTCTTCTTCGTCAAGAAGTAACCCGCTGCAGCACCAGCAGCCAGCGACAGAACGGAAGACACGCCGATGACCATGGTTTGCCGATTCATCAGTCTCCGATCTTGTCGTAGATGACGCCATCCACGTTGAAGTCGAGACGGATGGCCTGCTCGCGGCCGTTGACGAAGGCCCGGGACCGCTCGCGGTTGGCGTTGAAGATCCCGAAGTCGACGAAGTTGTCTCCGTCCTTGCTGACGATCCAGCCCACGACCGCGCCGGCCTTGGTCCGCTCGATGCCCAGCTGGTCGTAGACCTCGTTCAGGAACAGGTGGCCCTTGGCGCGCAGCTTGTCGTTCGCGTAGTTCTGCTGCGCCCGGAGGAAGAGCATGTTGTACTCCGCCTCCCGCTGGAAGTCCGGGCAGAGCTCGTCGAAGAACTTCGAGTAGACCGAGAAGCCGTTCGGGTCCAGCTCCTTGATCGTCTTGGCGACCGGTCCCTCCTTCGTCTCCTCGATGATCTCGCGCTCGACAGTTCCGTATCGGAACTCGCGGTCCTTGTCCTCACCGTACTCGCCGATGACCCGACGACGGTACTCGTTCCAGCCCTTGTCGAGGGCCGCGTAGGCCGCTGTGACGCCCGCCAGGCGACGATTGAGGACAACGTGGGATCCGGTGAGGGCCGCGATCGAAGCGACGCCCACGAGGACTGCAGGGCCGTACAAACGCGAGATGTTGATGACGGCCTTGGTGTAGATGAGGACCTTGTCCTTCCGGCGGTCCTCCTCGGTGTACTTGGCGAGCTGAGCCGACTCGATGGTCAGGACGTCCTTCTCGACGCCTTCGAGAACCGCCTCGAGCTTCAGCGTCGCCTTGCTGGCCAGAACCACGGTCGTGACGATGCCGACCACGCCGGCGCCGAACAGCAGAACGGGCGAGTGCTTCTGAGCGGTGAGAATCTGTCGTCCCATCTTACTGGTGACGACATTTGCCAGTGCTTTGAAATTCATCAGAGTTTACCTTCCTCGCGAAACTTCAGGACGATGGCCAGGAGTTGTTTGGGTGGCATCTTGTCGACCTTCCGACGCCATGCCTTGGTTGGGAATATCGTCTTGACGAGTTCCCGCATTGAGTGTTCGTTGAGCATGTCAGTCGAGCTGTTCGGGCTTGGGGAGACTCAGCAGGTATCCGTCACGAACACGAACTGCCTCGGATCCACGCAGATCCGTCCAGCCGTATTTCTCGTCGGTGAAGTTTCCGGAAACTCCGACGAGTTCGTACAGATCTGAGACGGTTGCCTGCTCGTATCGGGCAATGATGTCGTAGAGACGATCGATGACCGTCACTGCTTCCACTCGAGTGGCGAGAATGATCTCGTCAAAGTCGTGCGAAGCCCTCGAGCGCCGGCTGATGTTCCGCGGTTCCTCTCGCTGACGCTGTTGGGGGTTAGGGGCGAAGCGGTTGTAGCTGACGTAGCCGCTGTGACCACCTGGACGAATGCCCGTCCTACGGCTGGTTGAGCGAGCCTCACCGAATATCATTCGTTCGATGCCTTGGCTGACGGCGTCGGCGATCATGTCCTTTGCGGCCGGCAAAAGAACATCCACCAACACGTAGTTCATGACTCCGCGGGTGTCTCCACCGAAGAACGTCTCGACGAACCGCTTACCCAAAGGCTTCTTTCGAGTAACCACCGTGCCTGTGGTGACCTGCTCGATTTTTTTCGCGGTTTCGGTGTTCTCCTCAGGAGCCGCTTTCGCCTTATGACTATTGGTTGGAAACTCTTCCATTTTGCCTCGCGATCCAAGGAGAAAAACTAAGAGGCCGTGTTAGGGCTTCCTAGTTTTGAGTAGTTACTTCTGGAGCTTCTTCGTGACATTCTCTGTCCACCAGTTGGCGACAGCTTCGACCTTCGCGTCCGTGTACTTCTTCGATGCCTCAGCGACGAGGGCACCCATCACGTAGCCGCCCGCGGTCATCGACACGAGGTCGACGGTGTTGCGGGGAGTGGCGTTGTTCTGGATGACCTGGCTGACGATCTTGGAGGTACCGGCGCAAACGACGAAACTGACAATGCCTTTGGCAACATCAAGTTTGTTCATGATTGGGGTCCTTTCGTAGGGGTCTCATTATGAGGCATGTTTTTTTCGCGAGAAATGGGCGCATGTTCGGGCATCGGCTGTCGTGAATAAGTCAGCATCCGGGAAAGAGCCTCGACCCCTCAGAAGGACTCTTGCTGACCCCCACATCTCACTTTGTGCTGGTGTAAAGCTTTAGCGGTACGAGCGGTTGGAAGAGTTGTTGGCGGTGCGGATGACCACCCAGATCAGCCAGAGGCCGCCGGTGAGGATGGTGAGGGTGAAGTCCAGCAGGAGACTGCCGAAACCGTACTGCTTCTGGCGACGTCGACGAGACATGACTGATCCTTTCGGTGATCTGGATATGGAACGGGACTGTTTAGCCGTGGTTCTTGTAGCGGAGTTTCATGAACTGTTCGCTGGGCATCTCGAGGAGCTCGGCTCGGGTGTAGTCCTCGACGTACTTGACGGAGCTATCGTTGGGGTTCTTCATCGCCTCTTCGAAGATACTCGCCTTGATTCCCAGCGGGTCTTCCTCCATCAAGACCCTGCCGAGGGGTTTGAGATTGAAGGCCGGCGCGGCCTCCTTGGGCAGCTCGACGAAGCGCGTACTCTCCCTCTGGTTCTCGACCAGGGCCGCCGGAAGGATTCCCTTGACGAACTCCACCATCTTGTCGGCCTGGAAGAGCTCGAGGAACAGCTCGACGTAGGCCTCGGACTGGGCGAACGAATTGCGGATCTCGTCTGACTTGATGAACCGTCGGCCATCCTCGTGACGCTGACCCACCGCCAGCAAGAGGATGTCCTCGTAGGCCCTGAGGATCGCCGACCGATCGTCGGCCGAGATGATCGCCTTCAAGTAGTCCTCGAGGCCGGTCTTGTGCGTCAGCTCCATCCGGGCGAGTTCGGCCTTGTTGATGTTGAAGTAGAACGTCTCCGTGAGCTCGTTTCCGTCGAGGTCGTGGAAGGTGATGTCCTTTTTGAGCATTTTGTGCCTTTCGGGCTAAAAGGAGAAGCTCTGTGTGGTTAACAGAGCTTCTACCTTAGAGGGTCTTTAGACGTTGGAACGAATGGATCAGACGGTCTCGGGGGTCGCCTCGACGGTCTCCTCGGAACGCGACTTCCGCCACTTGACCACGGCGAAGACGGCGCCCGCAGCGATGAGGCTGGCGGCGACGACGATCACAGCGGTCTTGGTGGTGGGGGCGTTCGAGGCGGCATCGGTGACGACGGTCTCGAGCTCGGGGGTTTCCATTTTGTGGTCCTTCCATTTAAAGGGGTCTCATTATGAGGTGTGTAGATCTTGCGATCAGCTGAGTCGGTTGTAATCCCGAATTGGAGCGATCGCAAACGTGAGGGTCATGCAAGGCCGACCGTCTTCAGACATCGTCGCTGAGAACTTCAGGTCGAGTTGCTTGTCGACGTTCCAACCGACCTCGTCCGAGACGCCCGTCTTGGTGAGACCGATCAGGTAGTAGAAGTCGCTCAACGATGCGTACATGTCGTTGAGAACTGTGCCGTTGATGTCGTTCTGAGCCTTCCGCAACGTCTCCATGTCGCTGTGGAAATATCGTCCGGAGTACATGTCATGACAGAGGACGTCTCCGCCCCCCATAATGACAACTTCGCGGGACGGGGGATTGTTCGTCACCCGGTCCTGAGCGATCTCGTCACGGACAGCTTGCTCCTTGCGTTCGCCGATCTTCTCGACGACTTTCGCCTTGTACTCATCGAAGGCCTTCTCGGATATGGCGACCATCGCAGCCATGGCGGCAGCTCGACGAGTACCAATTCGGTTGGCCATGATGATGCAGGCGATCGTCGTACATCCCATGGCGGCAGCCGGGACGTATAGCTTCCAGGTTGTTTGTACGCGTTCCTTGGGTGTCAGCGAACGCTTCTTGATGTCCTGCTCCTCGTAGAAGATCTGGTACGAGGCTTGGAAAGAAGCCTTTCCGGTCAGATATGCCGTAGCTAACGTTCCGGTGACTCCGATGGCGGTCAGAATCGCAGGAGAGTTGTCTGCAGCGAACTTGGTAACTCTCGCAACTAGACCACTAAAATTCATCGATTGCCTTTCGAAGATCTTGGAGGAACTTCTCGTTCTTCGCGTCGCGAATGTTCCTCCGAGCTACCATTCGTGCGACAGGTATCCCTAAGGCTTCTCGACGCCTCACTTCTGCACGTGCTTTGCCGATCCGTCGTACGCGCCGCCAGTATCGGAATTCGATGATCACGATGTAGAGTCCGAACAGAAGTAGCGTCAAGAGCATACAGACGCCGAGAGCGATCCCCACGGCCATCAGCGCGACAAAGGTGATCTCAGCCATCACATACTCCAAGTTGGTTTGGCGTATTCGAATGTGAGGGCCCGCGCCAAAGCCTTGTTCTCACGATATGACTGCACCAGCTTTTGCATGTAGTCACTCTTGTCGTTGCGCCGGCGGCGATGAGGGTGTTGCTTCTTGGGGTGCTTTTCCCTTTGCTCCTCGAGAACCTCCATGATGATCGCCGGCGCAACCCAGAAGAAGAACGCAACGATCAAGCAGAACACGATCACCTTGAAGAGCAGAACGAGGAAGTTCAGAAACTCAAGCACGACGGGAACCTTTCGATCGAAGACGAAAACCTAAAACCCTTGTGGGGTCTAGGTTTGATGATCTTGTAGGGGTCAGGCTTCGATGGTGTCAACAATCTTCTTGGCGATCAGCTGCGTTGCGACCACAACCGCGATGTTGGCGGTGATGATGGCAGCGAGCTTGACGGCCGGCTTGTTGGCAAGGTTCTTCAGCATGGCTTCTCCTTGGTAGGGGTCTCATTAAGAGCCATGTAAAACCTGCGACAAAAATAAGAGTCCTGGCACTTGTTGCTCAGCAGGATGTACGGCCTTCCGTTTCCTCTCATTATAGGCCTTGTGTTTTCTGCGAATCTCCCCCGGGAATTTTTCCAAATCGAAAACCTAAAACCCTTGTGGGGCCTAGGCTTTTGAGATCAGCGAGCGATGGCCTTTGTTGCGATCTTCGCAACCTCAATTGCGCCTTTGGTTACCATCAACAGAAAGACCAATCTTGAAAGCTGTCCAGCAACATCGACGACGATCTCGGCATATGCCTGAGCGATATCGATATTGTTCTGAGCTTCTTCAGTGGTGGTTTCTGACGTGGCGTCCTTGACGAGCTTGACGTTGAACGAACGATTCTTGAACATTATAGGTCCTTTCGTAGGGGTCTCATTATAAGCTGAGTAAACCCTGCGAACGCCAAAAAAGAGAAGGCGTGTATTTTCTACACGCCCCCGCTTCCGATTTCCTGGATTAGATCAGTAAGTCACTTGGTCTTCAGAATGAAGCTCAGGGCTTTGGAGGTTACAACGTTTGCACGTTCGTAGCCGATGATCAGCAGGATTCCGGCGATGTTCGCGGCAACGATCGCCAGCGTATCCGGGCTCACACGACGGGATTTCTCGAATTCCTTCGTCTTGAGGTCCATCTCGAGTTCGGCAAGCTTTACTTTGGAGTAGTTCTCCATTTCAGCGCTTTCCGCCTCGATCTTCTTCAAGAGGAAATTGTCTTCGGTCTCCTTCATCTTGTAGAGCTTGGCTAGCTGGTCGACCATTTTCTTGTACTCGTCGGAATCACTGTTTACACCGGCCATTTCGGAAAATACTCCGTTGATGGCCTCTTCGAGCCCTGTGAGTTCAGTAGGGACGTTAATGCGCATAATGATTCCTTTCAGAGGGGTCTCATTATACGACGTGTTTCCTACGCGACCCGATTATTCAGGGAATTCGAGGGGTGATCTTGAAACTGGCTTCCTTCTTCTGGTCGAGCTCGTCGACGTCCGAGTTCAGGATCAGCGAGAACATCTTTTTCCCGCCTTCGCTGTCGACCTCGATGGTCCCGTCGTATTTGGCTTCGCTGTTCTCATACCACTTCGTGCTGATGCTCAGAATGACACCCAGAAATGCATCGAGAACAGCGATCGTTCCGACGATTTCGGTGGCATTCGGGAGGTGCCAGATCTGACTCAGCGAGAAGTATGCTGAAGCAACCGCCGGTAAGAAGATCTGGGCGATGAACTTCAGCAGGTTGTACGACCGATCGGTCAGGAACGGCAACTTCGGGGTCTCGGGGGCAGTCATTACGCCACTCCTTGATTTCTCTGAATTGGGACGATCTCAGCATATCTTCCGTGAGACCTCAGTGGGAGCTGAGACACGTCCGCCATGACACGTTCGGCCACCCCGTTACCACCGATCGCCTTGTACGGCTCGTAAAGGTACTTCCGGTAGTCTTCGTACTCGTCTTTTGAGATCCAGCCTCGCTCGATGTAACCCAGACCGAGACTCACGATCTTGTCGTATGCGAGACCCATCAAGAGGGTAGAAGTAGCACCCTTCTGATTATCGCGCTTCTGGATATATGCCCAGAACCCAGAAGACGCGACAATCGAAGCTGCCGCTGTTAAGATTAACGGCACCCATTGCTCCATCAATTTCCTCCTTGAGGTCTGTTACGTTGTTTCTTTCCAAACACCTGCTACGCGACCCCAAGGACGAGCGACTTTCCAAACGCCACCTACCCTAACATAAGGGATGGCTTCTTTCCACACTCCACTGACCTTGATTCGAGCACCGGCGATGGTTTTTGCTATCGTCGCGTCTGACCAAGGACTGAAGCCTACGGCGTTTTGTACCCTACCGAAGAAGTAGTACACCTTACCTGGACTCAAGCCAGATATGACTTGAGAGAGGCTACCAGTATGAGTACTTGTTGGTGCAGTTGAGCTCAGGCCCCAACCCAACTGATACGCCGTGATTACTGTTCCACCGTCACCATTTACTGTGATCGTCGCAATCGCACTGACTTGGTCAATGTACGATATCACAGGCGATGACGGAGCGTCGGGGACTCTGAAGGTTGTTGCGGAGCTTCGAATACTCCAAGCGCCGAATCCTTGAGCGTTTTGACCTCGAGCCCAGAAATAGTACGTGGTTCCTGAGGTGAGGCCTGAAATATGCGTTGAGTACGTGTTGATGAACGAAGTGGGTCCGTTCGGATCCGTTCCATACCCTATCTGCCAGATGAATATACTAGAGCCGCCGTCTCCGTTTCCAGAGAAGACAGCATCCATTCCGGTAGAGGATATGTTGGACAGAACCACCGCGTTCGGAGCCGGCGGAGCAGTTGCTCTCTGGATGAACACCGTGTGAGACGATGGACCACCAAAGCCGCTAGTGCCCGTGTTTCCCAGGTTGAACGTGACGTTCTGGTTGTAGCCCACATACCATACGCCAAGTCGACGCCAACCTGCGCCGGCGGGGTAATTGTACGACCCGCCGACGCCGCTTCCATTTACTGTGCCGCTCCATGGAATATGATCACTCCATGTGCTGCCATTGTTCGAGTTGATCCAGAACTCGATGTTTCCACCGGCGTCCCGAATCATCATTGAACCGGAACTACCTGTACCCCAAACGTAGTCAGTCACAGAAGCTCCTACGGCAGGATCTTGAAGTAGATATCTCCGTCGTTACCGCCGGTGGGGTCTGCCGTTCCTGACGTGATTCCTGCTGCTGTCCGATATGCGGCTTTTCCGACAGGGATGAGGCCTTTGGTTTGAGCGACCTCATCTCGAGTACGGTTGATCTCTTGTGCACCCAAGCGAACGCGACCTTGTGTTCCCGTGTCAGGAACTAGCGGGAAGCCCGCCGCAAGAGCATCGTCTCCGATGGCCATGGTAGTCCTCCTTCGCTACGGTTGGTCCGCCCAGTGTTCGGTGTCAGGAACATCAGCCCATACCTGGTTGTAATCCCAGGCGATCCAGGATCCAGGCGTAATGAAGGTGTTCAAGGACAGCGTCGGATAGGACCGTTCGCCTTCGTTGTCGGAGACAAAGATCTGCTCCGTGACTTGCATGTTATCCGTGGTACCGGAATCGTTTCGCTTCTCGACAAGATCTCCGAGATTGTAATCGACTCCGTACTTGTACGAGACGTTGTGGCTGATTTCACCGTCAAAGCCGGCCAACCGACGATTCTTTGACAGCTCTTCTTTTCCTCGTTGAGTCAGTTTTGCCAGAATCACAGGCGCAGAATCTGGCGGATCTTGGATTGCGATGTCGTCCGCTTTGACCAACAACACGCGACGCTCGAGACCATCAGCATCTGTCGGATCGATTCCGTCCGGATACACCACAGCAGTTCCTGCAGGGGAGAACACGTAAGCTACGTTCTTGTACATAGCGTTCGTGGCCAACTCTGTAGTGTTTTGCAGGTTGTCTAGAGTGGGGCTGAACACCACCGCGGGGAGAGTGGACTGAGCTGTTGTCCGATCGCTCCCCATGTAGAAATCGAAGTACAGCTGCGACGTATCGAAGTTTCGAATGAAGCGGAAACCGATCTCGTACACGTCACAGATATTCTTGATGGCTTCGTACACCGTCATCACTTCGAGCTCGACAGTGATGCTACCTGTTGGTTCACTAATCGTGTCTTCTGGGAATATGCTGTCTTCGACGACACCGGGGATGATGTCTCGTACACTCAGCTGCCCCAAGACACAAATATCGTGGAAAATCTTCCGAACGATCACTGTTGGCGTACCCGTGAGAAGCCACTTCGGTTCCGCCGTCAGATCTGCCAGAGTATCTTTCGCCACTCGCCTATCGAGAATCTCCTCGAATGAGCGACCGGTTAGTGTGAGAAGCTTCCGGCCATCACTGTCCGTTTTGTCCTGAACCGTCTCGATTATCATCATTCTGTACGAGTTGTTCATCGCCAGAGTTGTTCCGACAGTGAGACGAGTTCGGTTGTCGTTGGTCGACAAGAGGACCATTTCAAAGTCACCAATGTCTTTGAATCGCTCGGTCCAGATGAACGATTCAAAGGTGTCAATGACTGCTACACGGCGACGAAGGTTGTCGAGAATATAAGCCTCCACTACAACCCTCCGTACTTATCCGTGTAGGTGATGGTGTACGGGATCGCCGCTCCTGTCGCGTAGACGCGAATATAGTTGTTTCCCTGATCCAGCTGGAGCCAGTTCGACTGAGGTGAAATACCGTACAGAATCGAGCTGATCGTTCCAAGTCGATTCAGACTTGCCCCCTTGTTACCAATGACAGTGCCGATGGTAAGCACATCGCCGTTAACAAGGGGAGCCGAAAAGTCCATGATTCGGATTGTTCCGTCCGGAGCCCTGTGATAAATCGTGAATGCTGACAGAGTACGGTTGACGTTCAGGACGAACGTGATTCCCGTCTCGACAGATCCGATGTAATCGATCAAGGTTTCCGTGGTACTCGACGTCGAGTTTCCTGTTTTGACCTCAGGCACTCGGTTGTAGAAATCGGGGTTGGGGCAAATGATCGTGACATCTACCCCAGGTTCCTTGGTGAAGATCGAGGGCTCACAAGTCTTCACGACACCCTGAATATCCACCTCGAGACCGCCCGAGTCGTAGAAACGAAGTCCGATCCATCGCTTCGACATGAAGAACTTGTACGCCCTCTGCCGAAGATCGTGAACCGTATTCGTGACGTAGTCGGACTCGAACTCGAGTGTGATCGTGATCTCTCGATCCTCGCGGCTGGCCGAGTGATACTGCGTCCCGTCCATCTGCGCAAAACTTGAGGTCACGATCGTTGCGTTGACCGGTCCGAGTCCGCCCACATCTTTCAGCACGAATCCATCAGACACGTCGTCCAATGGAAGCGACAGAAGGAGGCCCTGCGCCGTTCGAACTTCGACCATCGTGAGCGTCACGGAGCCACCGCCTTCTTCGCCTTAGAGAGCTGGTTGTTTGTGTTTCGGTAAATATCTGCCGAAGACAATGCCTTCGGTGAGTTGTTGTACTGGTTGAACGTGAAGCTCTCGCCGTGACCACCGGACGTCGGTTCCGCACCATCATTTGCATTGGCTTGGAACTGACCGGAGATGTTGTGTACCGTAGTGACGGTATCCTTGATCGAAAGCGGCTTCGCTCCGAGGATGGTTCCAATCTCTCCAGCATTCTTCTTGATGTCCGTCAGATCCAGTACCGGTCGGATAACGGGATCCAGATCGATGTCGTTGCTGACAAGACTCGCCATGTTCGAAAGCGAGTCTTTGAGCGTGGTCAGTGCCTGCTCACCAACGTCTTCAGTTGCTCGAGTGACGAGATGACTGAACTTGTTGATACCCAGAGCAAAGCCCTCGTCGGTACCCATGCCGATCTTCTCGAACTCCTTGGATGGGGAGTTGATCCCAAGGAAATCCTTAGCGGCGTCCAAAGCTCTCTTGGCCGCATCTCGAGCCGCGGCAGCGATCCTGCCTTGACCGGAGAATATACCTCGTACCATTCCTTCAACAATGGCGGAGGCCAAGTTCCAACCCGCGTCGTTCATACGACCTGAATTGCTACGGATTGCATCGGCCATGCTGTTGATGAAGGATATGATCAAGTTTACTCCAGACTGTGTGATTCTGGGCAAACCCTTCGAGATACCATCCAGATATGCAGCGATAATCTCAAGAGCAATGGTGACTACTCGAGAGATGTTGTTCTTGATGCCTGTCAGGAATCCGATGAGAATCTTGTAACCGGCTTCCACCATTTTTGGCGTAGCGTCCGCCATCTTTGTGAGGAGCATGTCGAGAAGCTTGAGCATCGTCGCGATGACCTTGGGCGCGGTAATATCGATCGCGTTCATGATCGCCAAGATAACCGCAGTCATCGCAGCTGCCATGGCTGGTCCGGCCGTCGCAATGACACCTGCGAAGGCGACAATCCCGAGACCAAGTTGAGTCATGACCAACGGGATCAGACCTGCAAGAGCAGCAACCATACCCACCAAGGCAGCTGTGCCGGCTACTCCAGCGATACTCAGAGCCGTGAGAGCAGCTGAGAATGCCAGCAAACCTACACCTGCAGCCAACATTCCGATACCCAGAAGAGTCACGGCGATACCGAGACCAATCAAGGTGGGAACGACTGGGGTAAGCACTAGGCCGGCCAGACCAAGGACCACGAAGACGCCGGCAAGCATCAGAAGACCCTTGCCTATCTCTTCCCAGGACATCTGACCGAACGTCAGTAGAACTGGTGCCAGGATCGCCAGCGATGCAGCGACAACCAACAGAGCCGCTGCGCCTGGGAGTGCTGCCTCCATAAGGATCATGGATGCGACAATCAGTGTCAAAGAGCCAGCAAGAAGTACCAAACTCTTAGCGATTTGCTCCCAACTCATGGACGCCATTTCCTTGAGTGCGTCTGCAATCATCCCGAGAGATGCTGCCACTACAAGGACTGCTGCCGCCGAGAGAAGCGACGACGGGGGGATGAGGATAAGAGCTGCACTGATTAGTACCAGTGCTCCCGCCATAGTGGTTAGACCACGAGCGATCTCCATCCAACTCAGATCTGCCATGTCTGCCACAGCGTCACTGATCAACCCAAGAGCAAACGCAACGATTGCAACACCTGCTGCCGAGAGAGGCGCAGTAGGCGGAATCAGATTCAGAGCCGCACCGACCAAAGCCAATCCGCCGGCGAGTCCAGTAAGACCCCGAGCAATCTCTACCCACGAGAGCTCCGAGAAGTCCTTCACAGCACTTGCAAGGATCTTGATCCCCGCGGCCAGAAGAACAATGCCGAGACCAGACAACAAACCTGCTTTGTCTGCCGCAGCGAACTTGGTGAACAGAGTGAGGCCGGCAAGAAGCACACCTACTCCAACCAAGCCCTTAGCCAGCTCTTCCCAACTGAGACCGGAAAGATCTGTCACAGAGCTCACGAGCAATTTGATTGCGGCAGCGAGGACGATCATTCCCAGACCTGTGGAAATGAGGCCTGCGGGATTTGGCATGAACTTCGCGGTCAGAACAACCGCTGCCAGTAGAACCGAAACGCCGGTCAGACCCTTAGCGAGACCGTTCCAGTCAAGGTCTGCCAGCTTCTTGACAGCCGAAGCGAGAACATCAATCGCCACGGACAACAGGATCAGACCTGCGCCCATCGCTAGAAGCTCAGCGATGTCACTGACACCCATGAACTTCTCAAATATGGCCATGGCCGTGAACAGCTGTGTGAACATGACCGTGATCGCTGTCAGAGCTCGAGTGAGCCCTTCCGAATCGATTTTGGACAGGGCCACCACAGATATAGCCAGAATGCCTACTGCCGCAGCAATCTCCAAGAGAGTAGCTGCTCGCAGAGTATTCTGCATTGCTTTGAGCGTGTCGTTCAGCTGATCGAATGATTCTGTGATGCTGTCGAAGAGACCGCCGGCGCCCAAACCACCCGAGAACTTGGAGATCATGTTTCGGATGGCAAGTAGAACCGCTGCGAATGCCGTGGCATTGATGCCCGCGAACAAAGCAGTGAAGTTCACTCCACCAAGAGAATCAGCAATCCATTTGCCAAGGTTGGCAAAGAAGTCCGACATCTTAGCTGCCATGGGTCCGAAATTATGCCACACGTCAGAGAGAATATCTGGGATCTTACTCCAGGCACTAACCAGCGCTGAACCAAGACGACCCAACGGTTCGAACTTTGCTACTAGGCCCGTAACACCCTTTGCCGCGTCCGCACCGTTAAATTTGTCGAAGAGGGATCCAATGGCGGATGCGAACATCCGAATGATCTTGATTGGTACTTCGAGAATGTCGCCGATCTTCCCGAAGAACTTCTCGAGACCGTCGCCTTCCTTGATCGCCTTCCGCATGGCGACGAGAAAGTCTCCGATATTTGCTGTGATGTTGAGGAAGCTACTTCCGCCCTCAGATGCGACACCAAAGAGGCGGAAGAGAAGACTCACGCCTTCCTTGAGGATGTCCCAGCCAATGCCCAGGACCGCAAAGACGCCGGCGAAGGTTCGCTTCAACTTGTCAGCGACGCCTGCGCTGAGAGTAAGACCCTTGACGAAGTCATGGATCGTGACTGTGAGATCGAACAGCTGCTTGCCCGTGGTTGCGGGGAACATCTCGCGGAAAGCATCTTTGATCGGCTTGATGACAGATATCAATGCCCGGAAGGCGAAGGATATCGTCTCGATCAGTACTGTTCGTCCGCCAAGTTCTTTCCAGTCAGCCAAGACTTTGTTACGAGTATCGGCGGAGGTAGATATGAACGTACCGAGAACGTTGTTGACACTGGTGAACAGATCTTTGGCTTCGTCGAAGTCGCCAAAGATAAGCGCCCATGTTTCGGCCCAACCAGAACCTGCAGCCTCCTGCAGAGTATTGATGAGCTGAGACATGGTCTTGATCTTGGTAGCTGCGTCCTTGGCAGTTGCAGCCATCTGCAGAATGCCTTGGATCTGCTTGTCGTTGTAGCCCATGGTCTTGAGTTGGGCTGCATTCAGATCACCGGTGAACTTGCTGAGGGTCTCAGTCAGAATCTGACCAGTGAGCCAGCCATCCTGCAGGCTGAGTCGGAAGCTCCCAGCATCCTTGACCATCTTGTCAATGGCCACACCGTGGATCCGTGCGGTCTCCATGAGCGAGTCTTGGAAGACCTTACCACCCATGCCAGCGTTGACGACCGAGTTCCAGTCCTCGAGCGTGACCTTACCCGCAGATATAGCCTGCGAGAGCTGGTACATCGCCGTTGACGCCTGTTGTGCACTCGAGCCAGAAACAGCAGCGAGGTTTGCAATGCCCTTGATCGCTTGAGTTGCAACATCAAGCGTTACGCCGGCCGCGGTGAACGTGCCGATGTTTTTAGCCATCTCCGAGAAGTTGAAGATGGTTTGGTCCGAGTATGTGTTCAGAACGCCAAGTGCAGTGGTGACCTTGGCGAGACCTGCTTCACCGGTAAGACCTGTGTTCGCGAGAATCGTCTGAATGGAGTTCAGATTTGTTTCGTACTCAGCAAGACCACTCTTGACCGGATCCACGGTCAAAGACTTGACCAACTGACCACCAGTGACAAGTGCCTGGTGTGCAATCGTAGTCAGTGCCGTGATGCCGATGATAGACATCGCTTTGAATTTATCAGCGATGCCCTGAACGCCGGACGCGAGGTGATCAAGCGAAACACTCTTGCTTGCTGCACCGAGATCGGTCAGGCCCTTTGTGGCTCCCGTAAGAGCAAGACCCTTGTTGAGGGCCTCAAGCGAACGAAGCGTTTGTTGGATGCCTGCTTCGAATGCTTTGTTGTCGAAAGTTAGCTTGACAACTTTGTCTTCGATACTGCTCATGCGGAAGTCACCGCCTTCCATACCTGATTAGCGATCTCGTCAAACATAGGTCTGATCGCGGGGTTGATGAAGTCTCTGCCTTGCACGTAACCACCGGTCCCAGTTCCGTAGCCAAACTGCAGCATAATGGCAACTGGGAAACCGTTCTCAACATCGGAGTTCGTCCAGGTAATGGAACACGAACCTCCTTTTTTCTCCACACTGAAAGCCCAGGATTCCGCGGCCCTACTAGAATCGATAGGCGTGGCGGAAGCCAAAGCAGCTACTCCTTGTGCTCCGTTTGCATTCAGGATAGGCGCGATGTCGAAATGCGCCATCTTGTTCAAGAACGCTTCGGTTCTCTTGAAGGAGCCACTTACCGAGACGGAGATCACGTCGGCCCCTTCATAGCTTGATGATGTACCGCACGACGATGTAGGGTTGGAGGTTGTTGTGTGCTCCGCCGCCACCAGTACTTTGGTTTACCGCGGTGACGACAGAAGGCTGAGTGGCTCGGAATCCGTAGAAAGCTGGTGTGTTTCCAACCACATAAAGCACGCCGGAAGGACCATCAGTTAGTGCTCCATTACCAGCGAATTGATGCTGATGCCCATCCTGAATATGCGTGTGTGAGGGCATCTCGGCTGTGGTGAGAAGATGTGTCTTTTCTCCGCCAGTCTTGCCCATCGCATTGAATTCAGTTTGTCCCGTATCCAAACCTGTGGGGATTCGACCTTTTAGGTTTGGAACGTTGAAGGTAGTGGACCCGTCGCCTACCCCATACGTAGTTCCTAGGGCAGCAAACAGATTTGCATTTGCCGTTCGACTGATGGCGCTGCCGTCACACAACTGCCAACCAGTAGGAACGCTGTTGGGGGCCCACATTTTGATCTCGCCAGTGATGCCCATAGTAACTGGATCCGCTGGGTTTGCCAGGGACTGCCATGGCGTCCAGCCTTCTGGTGTGTGATAGGTTCGAGACCATACCTTCACCAAGACGCCGGCGCCACCTCCGGTAGACGTCAGTGTTTGATACACCCGGTTGATACCGTCGTGGTTAATGGTGACGATCGTACCGAATCCTGCGTTTACCGACCAGCCCGATCCGCTGTAAATCGACATGATCGATACGCCAGCTGGATATGAACCTGGACCTGCAGATTCCGCAGGAGGAGCGATTGTTTGGACTCTTTCACCGGGTTCAGCTTCTAGCGCGGTGACTCGAGCGAGGGACGACGCAAGACTTGCCGGCGTAACTGCTCGAGAATTATCCGTATGAGCTGCTGTTTCTGCTTCCGTGGCAAGCTCAGAAACTCCTCGGACCGTATCAGTTGCGTCAGGAACGGCAACGAGAGCGTATCCGGCATCGATCGTATCTCCGCCATGAGTAGTAAGGATGAGGTGGCCGAGACCGTTGATTGCCCCACTTACTACTGAAGCGTCTTCGATCTCAATCATTCTCGGGGCTGTAAGCCCGGTAACGGTAGCCACAAAGCCCCTTCCTTATAGCGAACTGATGGTGTAGGAGTCAGCGTCGATGTAGACCGCAGACGGCCAACTGATTTGGAACGTTGTAGCGTCGAGCATCTGAATTGCGCTATCTGGCCCAATCGCAGTCCAACTACCATCACCGTGATCGATGATTCGAAGAATGGAATTGGCTTCGAAAACCTCGAAGAGCTCCTCAGGCGTTGGCAGGCGCGCACCTTCGGCCGGCGTTCCATACAGAATATCTTCGAGATCGGCTACGGTCGATGAATATGCATCTGTTGTATCAACAACTAAATGCGCACTCAGTTTTGCTTCCGGAATAACAATCGGTTTGGTAGTAAAATCCCAAATGAAGGGGTCTGTCTCCGATTGCTTTCTGGAAATTTCCCCCCGGGGAAAATCGGCGTTATAAACCAGGTGAATCTTGTAGCCTTCGTTGTACCTAACACGATAACTCAACCCGAAACCTTTTCGTCTGGTCTGGGTGAGAATATCGCTAAGAAGGCCTTCTGGATAGGTAAACGCCTGGATTGACCCCGAGAAATCACTTACTCGACGACGAAGATGCGTTTTTACGCCGTCAATATATCTTGTTCGAGCTTCTTCGTTGGACGCATTCTCTTGTACAGAGATTAGACCATTCCAGGCTTCCCCGGGACCACTTTGCGGATAGAATACTCCGCGATCTAGTCCTATCTCATACGCTCGAGCATCCCAGGTCAGTCGAGTAATGACACACCTCCTTAACTCGAGAATATGCCGATCAATTCGTTTGGGGTCGGCAATCTGGCTGATGTACTCGCATTCCCGTAGATGATGTCCTCAACATCTGAGAGGGTATCAGCTTCAGTGTAGCGAGAATCAATGATCAGATGTGCGGTACGCTTGTAGCCCGTAATCGTGGGCGGCAAGGTAGTGATCGACCAGCTGAAGGCCGCGGGATCCACTGATTCCGTGACCGTGTTGTGATTTCGTGCAGATGAGCCGGCCAGTGCGTTGTAGACCAGATGGATCTTGTATGCGTGATCAGAACCTTGAATGTCGTTACCGACCTTGGACCGGTATGACAACCCGAATGACTTCTTCGGTTGGTTCGTCACGAACAGACCATTCTGGATGGGTTTGACGCCTTCACAGACCCCGAACGCAGAAGGTCTGTTGAATGCGGCGATCGTTGCCTCGAATTCCTCTGCAGTTGAGAGGTTAAGGTACTTGATCCCGTCGATGTAGTACGGTTTCGGATCTCCGCCCGACGGAGACTCGGATACTGAGATTAATCCCGTCCAAGCAACGCCGGGATTGGTGTCTACGAATAGAACACCACGATCGATGCCGGTTTCGTAGAAGCGTTCTCCAACAGCATCCCAAGAAAGTTTGGGCACTTATCCTCCTCTCAACCTCGAGTGCCGTACTGAGCCTTTCGCTGTGCATTTAGGTCTCGTTGCTGCTGAGCGATTTGTCCAGGGCTCAGTTTCTTCTGTGGAGCGTTCTTCTGATTGCAGACCTTGACCAGCGTCAGCAATTTGTTCAGATGCCAATACTGGCACTCAAATGGGATACCCAATGAGATCATCCAGTAGTAGATCAGCTCCGCTGTGATGATCTCTCGGCTTCGTTTCGGCTTCTCCTTGTCATTGAACCAAGTCGCCGTCATCTTTGCGCCGATGTAGTTGTTGATCGTCTCGTAGTGCTTGGCCGTTAGGTTGTCGTAAAGTCCAGGAGGAACCTCCGAGGAAATTACCATGGCTTGGATATACCATAGTGTCTCCTCGGAGGTCTTTTCTCCGGAGCCAAGAAACGGTTTTTCGAATTCTGACTCCCATTTTGACAGTGAAACTAGAGAATGCTCGAGAACCAGAGAGAATGACTCCTGAGTTACGAATTCACCCTTCAGTTCGTCAAAACCCTCTGCCAGAATCACAGGAAGGGTAAGCATTCTCTAATCTCCTTGTCTTTACACGAAGGTGAACAGCCAGTCGTCGTCCGTGACGGCCGGGAACTTGTAGCCGGTAGCCGGGTGGGCCGTGACCACGGTGTTGCCGGTGATCGGGCCGTAGGCGCCGGCCGGAACGACCTCGCCGTTGACCTTGTAGACGACGCCGGTGGTGCCAGGGATGGTGATGATGTCCGTGGTCGAGTTGTACGTCGGGACGCCCGGAGTGACCTGGGTGATGGTGCCGGCGAAGAGCGCGATCACGTCGGCCGGGAGGGGCAGAGACGGGTCGGTGCCGACCGTGCCATACAGAAGCTCCATCAGGACGTCCAGAGCGTCGGCGTCGACCTTGGTCGAGTCGATCGTCAGGATGGCCGTCGGCTTGTAGTCGACGGAAGCGATCGTTCCGACGTTGACCGGCGTGGTGGTGATCTCCCACGAGAACGTGATGGCCTCAGGCGAGTCGTTGACCGTCCCGTAGGCACGCTCCGATGGGGCCGCCTGGGCGCCGTAGACCAGGTGCAGCTTGAAGCCGAAGCTGGTGCCGTTGACGTCGTTGCCCATCAGGGTGCGGTAGCTCAGACCGAACGCTTTGCGGCCCTGCTGACCGATCGTGATACCGACCTCGGGCGATGCGGTGCCGTCGTACTGGCCCCACTCCTCGGGGTACGTGAAGGCCTCGAGGGTGGCGCCGAAGTCCTCGGCGCTGACCAGGTTCAGGTACTTGATGTTGTCCGCGAACTGCGGGCTGGATTCCGCGCCCGACGGAGACTCGGTGACCGACACCAGACCGTTCCAGGCCACGCCGTTGTCGTAGACGCCGTTGTTGTCGGGCATGTACAGAACGCCGTGGTCGATGCCGGTCTCGTAAACCCGTTCGCCGGTCTGATCCCAAACCAGTTGCATGTGGTTGCCTTTCAGAAAAATAGTTCGAACACGTCGTGGTTGAGATTGTTCGCGGCGAAGTACCTGTTGTAGGTACACATCCGCAGAGCGGCGACTTTTTCCAGAACGTCGATGTCCGGATTCTGGCTAATCAAGGTCACCTGGTACCGCTGAGTGTAGCGGTACGGGTCATTGCCAGCGAACTGAGTAATCGCGTTGTCTCGTCGGTAGACAATGCACGGATACTCCATCTGCACACTCGCCGGAGGTTGGAAATATACCTTGTCCGTACCCAAGGTAGCTTCAAGAAGTGTCTGTAGATCAAGCCGTGGGGCCATTGTAGACACCTCCCAACCTCAAGAGCAGGCGGGGACTCAGTGAAGCGTCAACGTTCGACACCTTCCACAAAGTCCCCGCCCACTTGACGTACCGAATGGCAAAGAAATGTTCGTTGGCGTATGCGTCCGCGACGATACTGATGGAACTGCTGACCGTGAGATCGTCATTTACAAACTCTTGACTCTCACGAATCCCTCGACTATTTCGGACTACATCGCCGTAGTATGAACGTTCGACGATGGTGTCTTCCCATACTCCAGGTGAGACTTCCACAGAAGCGCCGTAACCGACTACGTCATAGAACTTTGCCATGACGGGCGTTTGTTACGCAGCGTCCCGCGTGAAGGTCCACTGGTCTTCGGCGTTGGTGCTGAAGTAGTAGCCGGACGCCGGGACTGCGATGACCTTGATGCTGGCGCCGGCGGCGAGAGCCGTCTGCGCGCCCGCGGACAGCGTGGCGTTGGTGGTCTCGTTCTTGTAGACCACGCCGGTCTTGGTCGGGATGGTGACCACGCCAGTGGAGGCGACGAAGGTCGGAACCGTCGGGGCCACCAGGACGTCGGTGGAGGCGACCTTGCGGATGATGAGCGCCGATTTGATCTTGACCAGCGCACCGGAGAGCCGGGTCTCCATCAGGTACTTGTACTGGTTGTAGTCGATGTCGAAGTCGTCGAACGTGTTGATCTCGCCGCCGCGGTCCGCGCCGATGTTGTAGTCGTCCAGGTTGACGATGATGCCGACCAGGTCGTCTTCCTGCTCCATCGGCTCGACCGCCACGATGGCGGAGACCATCAGCGCGGAGGCCAGCTCCTGCACGGAGTTGTAGTACCGGCGCTGGTTGCCGTCCTTGCACAGCAGCATCTCGACGATGACGGCTTCGGTGGTGTAGAACGTCGGCGTGCCGGTGCCTTTGTAGTACTTGCGGGCGCGCAGCAGGCCTTCGATGACCTCTTCGTAGGTCGAGCTCGCGTCGTCGATGTTGACCCGGACGGTGGTCGCGTAGAGCTCGTGCTCGTTGGCGATCGAGCGAATGCCGGCGCCGTCGACCGCGGCGGCGGGATCCCTGATCTTGTCCTCGTCGTCGACCGCACGACCGTCACCGATGAGGATCGCGCGCGCGATCTCCTCATCGAGCATCATGCGCATCTCCATCTTCATCCACGCCACGACGTCGAAGTCGGTGATGTCGACGATGTCGTCCCGATCCAGCTTCTGCTTCTTGTAGACCGTGGTGGGGGTCGTGGTCCGCTTGGTGACGCCGAACCACTCTTCCTTCTTGTACGAACCCTTGATGTAGCCCCTGGCGCGGGCCGCGTCCTGGGTCAGGTCGGCCACGATGGACTTGACGCGGGAGAACGGGCTGTGGCGGGTGCCGTTGAGCACGCCGGCGACCCACTCGGTCCGCCGCTTGTTGAACTCCGGGCGGTCCTGCAGGCTCTTCGCGTCCGGGAAGAGGACGTCGATGTCGGTGATGCCGTGCTTCACCGCGTAGGACTCGACCGCCGTGCGCAGAGTGTTGCCCGGCTTCTTCGCGTCGTCGAGGATCTCGGTCATGTCGGAATGCGAGAGGGTGTGCTTCTCCACCTTGGTATCGCCGCCCTGCTCGAAGACGTTGTGCTTCGTCGTCATGTCGCTTCCTTCCTGGTGGGCGAGCTCGCCCTCGTTGTCCTTGTCGTCGGTCTTCGAGCCGTCCGAATGAGCCGCCGGGTCGCCCTGAGAAGTCTCGAGGGCGACGCTGACCATGTAGTGCACGACACTCTTCTGCTCTTCGGTCAGAGTCTCGTAGACGTCCTTGAGGGTCTGCTCCGCGTGAGCAACGACCTCTTCGTCCGCCGTGATTTCGATCTCGAGGCCCGTGTGGATGATGGCCTCGTCTTCGAGGGTCTCGATTTCACCATCGGCGTGCGCGACACGCACGTAATCGATGACGGCGCCGGGATTGGCTCCACGCAGAACCAGGCTGACTTCACAGATCATTCCGTGAAGAACCTGCTTGGCGTTGGACACCAACTTCTCGACGATCTGGTTTGCGTAGATCGAGAGCTTGTTGATGTCCTTGTGCATCACCAGAGCTTTGGTGTTTTGACCCTGAGGGGTCTCGTTGAAGAAGCCGTAGGCGTAGACGCCATCGGGACGAGCTTCGAGAACCGCGTGGCCGAGGACGTTGTCGGGGCTGTTGTGGCCATGCTGCCAAACGAGTGGAACCGTCACCTTGTCCATGTGCTTGAACGCTTCGGCTGTGATGGTCCTACCGTCGGAGCACTTGAGACCAGCCTTCGTGGCGTAACCGCTGAAATCAGCGCCATCCATTTTGACTGTCTCCCTTCCTACTTTGGTTTGGATCCGGCCCCGACGGGGACGGCCTTTCGCACCGTTGTTGAGATTGTGTTCTGTTTGGCTATCTTGTCTCTCAACTCCCGAATCTTAGCTTCGACAGCTTTGATCTTGGTTTGAAGAGCAGCTACCGATTCTTCTGGAGTGTCATTCTTGTGCTGTTCGTAGTAGTCGTGAGCCTTCTTGGCCTCATCAGCCTTGTCCTTTGGAGTCGGTGCTGGCGTTTTAGTGTCTGCCGGCTTAGATTCAGGACTAGGAGATTCAACACCACTACGAACTCGAGCTTGTTTGACCAACTCAGCAAGAATCTTTCGAAGTCCGTCGAGCTTAGACTTCAAAACTTCTGTAGCGGCCTCAATCTCTTTTCTTCTCTGCTCAGCTGTCTTCTTTACAACAGGAACAGCCTTTTTAAGAACTGGCCCAGTCTTTTTGACTGGCTGAGTTGAGAAGTTGTTTGGCTTAGCCGGTTGGGCTGCTGGGGGAGGACCAACAGCACCGTCTCCGTCCATTCCTCGGCTTCGACCTTTGAGGTCTCTTGTTCGAAGATAGTAGGCGTGGGCGTCGGCAGCGTTGTATTCATGCCTAAGAATCAACCCCTGAATGAAAACCTCAGGGGACGGCATCTGCACTCACCTGAAACTCTTTCATCATGTCGTCCAGTTGCTGATTCAGAGAAGCGAAAGCTCCTTGAACGACAGGATCGGGACCGTCAGCTTGTTGCTGTGAATCCACTTGAGGATCTGGTTGAGGATCTGGTTGAGGCATGTTACTGTTTCGAAGTTCATCAGCCTTTGGATCCTTCGAAGGCCTGATACCCATGAAACCGCGAATCTCATTACCCGAAACAATTTCATTTCGGGTAAACTTATCCGCGATTTCGGCGATTTGCTCAACCGGAACAAACTTGAACGGATCCCGGAAGAACAGAATCGACTGCCCCTGAGTGCGAGCGGTCTTTGTCAAGAACGTCCGCTTCATGGCTTCAGTGATCGCCGCGAGAACCGGCTCGACCGTTCGGTTGTAGTAGTTCAGCATGGTCGCTTCGTTGGCGGTGCCGTTCATGACTTCCGCCGTGATACCAAGCTGACCATACAACATCTCAACCAGATACTCGACCTGCTTGAGGAGGTTGTTTTCAGCCGGCCGATTCAGCTGAGTGACCTTCTCAGTGCCATCAGTATAGGCAATGCCATACTGACTGCCCTTCAGCTGGAACTCGACATCTTTCCGCCGCTGTTCAGCCTGCTGTCTGCGAGCATCAGACTTCACCACGTATGGCAGCTGGATAATCAGATCCAGTTTTCCAGAACTAGACTGTTTATCGATGGCGTCCAACATGTTGAGTTTCGTGATGAGCCTTTGGAGGGTGCTGTTTGGTTCGTTCATCACGGCGAAGAGAGGATTCTCGACGATCGCAACGAACTTCTTCTCGAGTGTGACTTCTTCCCGTCGGCCGATTTGTTCGTTGTAAACGTCGACCCGAACATGCCGTGGGTACCACTGTACGACATGCCCGACTCGTAGAGTCCTGATATCGAAGCCGCCGGAGGTTGCGGGATTGATCGTTGTATCCACAGGAACGATGGCGGCAACGCCTCGGTCGAAGAGTGTGAGCACAACATCTTGGCGGAATGCACGAGCTGCCTGGTCGATGTTTGCTTCGACCGTCAAACATTCGTTCAAACCGCTAACGATGTCTTCGACGTACCGCTTATCGTCGTCCACTCGAGCATGTCGAATATCTGCTGCTGCGATATCGATACTCATGCGCGCGTAGATCGAGGAGATGATCGATCGCTCGTTGGAAAGCACAAGCCTTACTCGATCAGGCCGAGTACCGTAGCTAGCCCCGATGTCTCGAGGATTCTGGCGGTTCTCCAAGTTCAAGAAGGCGTTCCACGCGTGCTTGATTCGACTGCCGAAAGTCGTCAAGAGTCACCTCCTTCCAATGAATATGTCATTCGAACGCCTCCTTGTGCAGCTTGTAAGCAACGAAGGCGTCCATCATGGCTGCCACGTTGTCGATCTTTTCGTCCTGGCGCTTCTTCAAGAGCTTTCTGTTACCATTTGTGTCTTCGAGCGTGATGGCGTTGCCCATGGCAAAAGACATGAGAGTCTGATCGAAGATGAGAAGACGCTGTTCACTGAGATGTTTGAGCTCACCCAGCGGAACCGACTCTGTTCTCGCTCCCTGAATTACTTTCTCAATCCCAAAAGGGCCGTTCTCCTGTTCCCAGCGAGTCACGAATTCTTTGGCATTGTAGGGGTCGAAGCCTAGAGAACGAACGTCGTACTTCTCCGATTCAATGAAGGCGTCCAAATCATCATAGACTTCCATGATGTCGAGGATTGTTCCCTCGAGAACGTGAAGACTGCCTTCTTTGATGAACTCTTCGTACTTGTGTCGCATGGCGCCAGGAAGCTTCATCAAGGTGAGCGATGTGATGTAGCTTCTCGTCTTGATCCCGAACCCTCTTTTCAAAGGGAACAGGAAAGTGAACGCACAGAAGTCATCACCCTGAGAAAGGTCTGCGCCAAGGGCACAAGGCATCTCCCAGAAATTCCTACGACGATGAGGTAGGGTCTCTTCGTAGGTGAAGAAGTACGTATAGCCTTCCATCGGAATGCCAAACCGTTTTGCTAGAATGTCATTCCTAGAGGCCGGCGCTTTCTCGGCACGTTCGACGTCAAGCTGGTATGTTTCGTACGTGACGGTCTTACCGATGTTCGGCTGCGCTTTAGGCCACATCGCAGGGTCGGCAACTTCATCCAACTCGTCCAGCTTGTAGTGCCAGATCGAAACATGGGGCGCAAGATACTCACCTCTTAGGATGTCAGCGAGTTCCATTTTGATAGTATCGCCGGAACCGTTTCGAACTGTTCCTTCTGAGCTGACGGCGATGATCAGATAGTCTTCTAGTTTGGAAGCACCCTGCTCGATTGCTCCGATGACATCTTCTCGAAGATCACCAGACAACCATTCGTCAACAGTGGCAACCTTGGTTCGAAGACCTTGAAGTTTTCCGATCGCCATTGGCCGAATCTCAAGCAGAGATCCAGTCAAGAAGTTCTCGATACCCTTCTTTGTTGCTGCTAGTTTGACTCGATTGGCTCTAGAACCAGTAGTGTTCTGGAGCGAACCATCCGTCAGGAACTTGAACAGAGGTCCTCGAGACCGGACAATGGATGTCCGAATCGGAGACATGACCTCTTCGGCTTGTTTCATTGTTGGCGCAGTCGTGATCTGGTGCGTTGTCGAAGTATCGACGTTCAAAAAGTAACTCTGAAGACATGATTCATACACCGACTTTGCTGCGCCTCGAGCAACGATGAGGAATTGCTTTGTCGTTAAACGTTTCTTGATTGTCTTGGTTACGTAACGACCACCACGATTGTCTTCAGATGGCTCGTACACACTTCTTTGTACGAAGTAGTACCAAGCGAAGATCTGTTCTGCCCATAACTTGAATGTCGGGAGCAGATGAAGATCGCTACCATCAGTCAGAGTCAATTCGTTCTCACAATAGAGAACGAAACCTTCAACTGCTTGATCGTCGTACCAGATGTTCGGATTAGCGATGAGCGCATCGATGCGATTCATCTCCATAGCGATTTCCCGGTTTACTGGGATGTCACCACGAACTACTGCCGCACGAAACTGACCGTAGTAGACTGGAGTCGCTTTGTTCGATAGCGTCATCACTAACCCTCCCTTCTACTTTTTCCTTAGGCCGCCGATCATCATCTTTCCGGCCGGCGAATTTGCGAAAGCGACGGCCTGATTGACCGTACCGCCAAGGTTCAGAATGTCCTGTATGACTTTGAGCGCCTTCGTCGTTTTGGATGGATTCAGGCGCGTGAACTGCTGCTCCAAATTCATCCGTGTGATGAGGTCCTGCATCTCTTTGTTGCTTAGAGATTTAGTTCCTCCAGCTTTGACCTTCTTCTTGATCGAGGAAGCTCTCGCTGAATCATCGGACGCGGGGACCGAAGAGGAGCTCGATCGCCGAACACCCCACTTCATTCCTTTGACGCCGAAATGAGCGAGAATGTCGTCGGCTGTTTTCATCTAGTCACCTCCTCTACTTCTTGACCCCACCGATGATGGAATATGCTGTTGCTGACTTCTTCAACCCACTGACAACGGCATAAAGACCAGACGTAGTCTTCTTCACTCCGCTGACAACAGGATATGGAACTGACGAAGGAGACGGGGGCTTCAACACACCCAAGAACATCTGGTAGTAATCGTTCCCGTTGCCAACCCAGCTAACCGTTCCCGTTGATCCTGCAGATAGGCCAGCTTTGTACCCGCTGGCAGAGACTGCATTCTGCTGAGGCTTCGTCCAACCTGATGGAACCGTCCACGAACGAGACACCGTTGCCCACGAAGAGACAAAGGATATACCCATACCGCCGTCTACCGCCGTAACCGACGTGTTGATCGTTGTTCCGGCGTTGTTTGCAGTTCGAAGAATCGTACTACCACTCACCCATGGGCTTCCTGCTGTCGCACAACCACGAATGCCGAGCAATTGTGCGGCTCGATATGTAGTTCCGGTCCAGGTGAAGTTATACGAGCCTGTATCCACGCCAGTGAGGCGTTTCCAGAAGATCGTAAGACCGCCCTGAGTCGACGCGTTGGTTGTATCTACAGCAAGCTGTGTCCACGTTCCATCAGGAGGAGTGATCGCAGCTGTGGACTCTTTGTACACGGCTACCACAGCAATATCGTTCGCCAAAGCTGGCCCAGCGACGGCAATCGACGCATTTGCGGCATTTCCAGGATTCACTGGGTTTGAATCTAGGAAAGTGACGGTCATGGCGTGTACTCAACCCAGAGAGCGCCCTCGAGAGCGGTCAGTTCTGTGGGATCCGTCGGAAGAGCTGTGCCGGCGGTGACGATCACGACTCGAGCGGAGTTTGGTGTTCCCGCGGGACCCTGAGCACCAGTGGCACCGGTCGCTCCAGTTGCGCCGGTAGCACCAGTAGCACCTTGTGGGCCTGTATCTCCAGGATCTCCCTTAGGTCCCTGGGCTCCGGTAGCACCCGCAGCGCCAGCAGCACCAGTTGCGCCCGTAGCCCCCGTAGCACCAGCCGCTCCGGTGGCTCCGGCATCTCCTTGAGGACCCTGAATGCCTTGAGGACCATCTGCGCCCGTTTCCCCAGGTGCACCATCTTCACCTGCGGGTCCGGTATCGCCCGTGTCACCCTTAGGACCAGTAGCACCTGTTGCTCCCGTACTTCCTGCAGGACCTTGAGGTCCTGTTGCACCAGTAGCCCCGGTTGGACCAGGATCTCCTTGTGGGCCGGGAACGCCGTCGATAACTGCCTCTTCGATTGCGGCGTCGACGATCGCTTGGATGAAAGCTTCGTCAGCAGCAAGATATGACAGCGAAGTCCAGGCTTTTACCCCATCGCCAATCTTCAGTTTCCCCGTGTCGAGTTCAAAGCCTGGTTCTCCGGCAGCTAGGACGGGATTTCGACTTGTCCAGTTGGTTGCGGAGTCTCTACGAAGTTTGAACCTGAAAAACGACATCTACCCTCCTTATGCTGATCCACCGTCGAGGAATTCGTCATCTTCAGGGTCGTCGCCGGGCTCAGGATCCACCCAGTTGGTCGCCTCTTTATAGACGTTGAGGCGCCATTCGAGTTCTTGCTTCTGTTTCTCGACGGCGGCGATCAGATATGACGTGCCAGGAGGGTCGAACAAGAGTCTCACACAGAGATACATGTAAGTCTTGACCGAATTCAACCGAGGATCGGTACCAATGAAGGCGTCCCACGTGGCAGCGTCATCCTCGATTGCGAAACCCTGTTCTGGCCCAACACCCAACTGATTGAGTGTCGAGAAGACACCGTTGATGTACAGCACGATGTCGGGGTCAAAGGCCTCATAATCCGCGCCGAGGCCGAGATTCTTCTTGGTACTAGTGAGGATGCTGGTGCTCACGTGAGACACCTCCTTTGGTTGGGTTAGAAGCGACCCTCGTTGAGCCGGCGCTGAAGAGCCTTGACGACCTCGGACTTCGGCGTGGAAATCCGTTCGTCCACGGGACTTCCGAGGTACCGCTGCAGGGCGCCGGCGGTCTTGTATCGCTTGCCGTCCTGTCGAATCCCGTCGCCGTCGACGACGATCCTTGAGTCGACGGTCGCCTTGAGCCGGCGCTGGACAGCCTTGACTAGATCGCTCGGCTTGGAGATCACGCCATCTGGCTTGGTGCCCATGACTTCCTGCCACCGGCGGATCGTCTTCGGACCGAGTTCACCGTCGACGACCAGCTGGCTTGGACCCGGCGAAGGCCTGGGTGGAGGAGCACCCAGTTCCATCAGGTGCCAGTTGGTGTTGGTGACCTCGTCGGCTTCTTGCGTGAAGTCCGTGTTGACGTGGGCGTGCTTCGAGTGATCGTTGCTGCCCGTGTATTCACGAGTGACATAGCCGTCACGCTTGTGCCAGATCCGCTTGTTGAAGATGATGTAGCGGACCCACCAGAGCTTGCCCTGTCGAGCGAGGGTGACCCAGTGCTGGACCACCAACTCCATCGTGATACCGGTCGGATCCCGAAGGTCGGCGTCGAAATCGCGCGCGCGAACCTCATCCTTGGCGTCGCCATCCCGATACTCCGGCTTGCCGGTCTTGTCGGGGTTGTGGCTTGAAGCTCCGCCCTGGTGAGCGACATCTCCGATCGAACCATCGCTGGATTTGTCGCGACCTGGGAATCGGGCGTCGAGCTGGTCGCGACCTTCGTCGAGAGCCGGAACGACAACCCACGTCATCGCGGCTCTCCCTTGACGCGCCAGGCCTCATCGGCGTTGGGGTCGCTCCACGGATCCGGGAGCTCCTTGCCGATGTGCTCCTCCGGGTTCTCGTCGAACGGGTGAGCGTCGGTTGCCTCGAACTCAGGCTCGAGGAACTCCGGCTCCTTGACTTCTTCGCTCACTTGCTTCTCCTTCGTTTACCACAACTTTGTATCACCTGGTTTTCGATCGACGAGAGGCCGGGGAAGTAGTCTCTCGTCGCCATAGTGAATGGCGTTGTGGGTTCTGTGGGCGACTGTGACCAGAAATTCTGAATCAAGAATACTGGGATCCCCGTCAACAATTTGATCACGAGTCACAGGATTCATGTGATGGATATAGAGACCGCTGTGGATCTCAAAACCCGGCACACCCATGTCACAACCAAGGTCTCTGGCGATGACATGGTGGCGAAGGTTGCGCCATTCTCTCGATGTGTAAAACATTTGGTTGATCCATCGATCGAATCCAAAGGTAGATTCGCCTACTCTACCTTTCAGTTCTAGGTACTTGTACCGATCCTCGTAGGTCTCGAGTCTTCGCAGATCTGAATAGGACCTAATCAAGGTAATCATCGCCTCGATCAGCCGGCTTCTGACCCGCGTACAGACGCATAGCATCAAGCGCCTGAGTGTACAGCTCTTCGACCCTTTGTTGAGAAGCGATCTGTTCAGTCTTAGCTCTGGTCATCTCGTTCTCCAAAGCCAAACGCTCTTGTTCGAGAGTTTCTCGAGAAGAACCAAGTTTCAGATAGTGCGTGATGACCTGAGCAGAAGCCGTACCATTCGCAAGTTGTTGCTCGGCGAGATCTACGGCCAAAGAAACGAGTTGACGCTCTCGAGCTTCAGGAGTCGTGGCGGGACGACGCTTCTTTGGATCCGGAGTCTCTTTTGCGGGCGCCACAGGACCTCCTTTCGTTCGAGGTGGGTCAGATCTTAGGGAGCGATGATGCCGGCGGTCCGCAGCTTGGCGAGGAGGGCGTTCAGGACCGTACGGGTCGCGGCGTGGTCGACTCGAAGGGCGTTGAACTCGGCTTCGGTCGGAGACTCGCCGCCGGTGATGGCTGCCTGGGTCAGAGCGGCGACGTCGGCCTGAGCCGCGGCCTGAAGAGCGGCGACGTTCGGCGTGTTGTCGGCGTTGTAGAGGTACAGCGGCTTCAGAGCGCCCACGTAGTTCGCAGGAGGCGTGACGAGCTGATACGCCTCGACATCCGGGCTAGTGTTGGACATTGTTGGACTCCTTCTCGGTACTTCGAGGTGGGTTTAAACCAGAAAGTTTAAGGGAAAAATCCCTCCGGGGCTATTTTTAGG